CAAAAATTCCGCTGCAGCGTTTTGTTGGGTTGACGGATAAAAACGGTGGTATGACTGGGTAGTTTATATTACTGCCTGTCAACCATTATTTTTATGTTTTTTATAGCTGTTTTTTACCCGTTTTATACCTGTTTTTTCATTTTCGCCAAAAAGTGATGGTAAAAAAGCCCTATGACACGCGAACTTTTCAATATACCCCCCGCGATAACCGCCGGTGATGCTGCAAACTGGCGGCTGGTGCTTCCTGTATATCCTGCAAGCGCTGGCTGGGCGGCGTCTTACGTCCTAGTCAAGGCAACCAATCAAATAACCATCAACACTAGCGCCGACGGTGACGACCACTTGGTCAGCATTGCCAGCAGTACAACCGCTTCCTGGCCCCCCGGCGTTTATAATTACGCCCTGTATGCAACCAAGGACGGCGACCGGCAAAGTTTGGCCTATGGCACGGTGGAAATAACACCCGACTTTGCCAGTGCCACAGGCGGCATGGACGCCAGGACCCCAGCGGAACGCCGGCTCGAAAGTTTAGAGAACACTTACGACACACTGGCCGCCAGGCACCTGGCATCAAAATCCGGCGGCAGCGTTTCCACCACCGATAAGGAGCTTACAGAGCTACGCGAACAGATCAACAAGCAGCGGGCCGTTGTGGTGAGCGAACGCCGGAAAAAGCAGATACGCGAGGGTAAGCGGCCAGGCACAAAAATTAAAGTGAGGTTTATGCGATAATGGCCTTTCGTGACGCGATACATACAACACTTGGCAATATGGCAACCAGGCTGGAGCACCGCGGCCAGAACCGCACTGCCAGCAAGATGGCCGATAATAAGCCAATGACCAGGCGCAAAGCCCGGCGGGCCTATACGTCAGGGACGAACAGCCGCTTAACCGGCGAGTGGGCCGCGCCCGACATTACCGCCGACGAAGCCATTTTTCGAAACCTGGTTACAACCAGGGCCCGCTCCAGGGACCTAGCCCGTAATAACGATTACGCAAAACGCTTTTTTTCACTTATCCGAACCAACGTTATAGGGCACCAAGGAATCCGGCTCCAAGTGCGGGCCAAGAACAGCAACGGCCAGGGCTACGATAAAGGGGCCAACGATAAGCTGGAACTTGCCTGGAAGGATTGGGGCCAGGTTGGCAGCTGCACCACGTGCGGCACCAAATCCTGGCGCGATGTGCAAAACCAGGTTGTCGACGGCATGGCCCGCGACGGCGAAATCCTGATAAAATTTGTTGCCCCATGGAAACACAACAAATACGGCTTTGCCCTGCAAATAATTGAAGCCGATCAGCTGGACATCAGCAAAAACGAAACGTTGCGCAGTGGCGGCTCTATCCGCCTGGGCGTCCAGCGAGATGGCAGCGACCGGGTAACACATTACTGGATTACCGGCAAAGACGGCTTTTCAAAGCCCTACCCAGCCGCTGAATTTTTGCATTTGTTCCGGGGCGACCGGGTTGGGCAATCAAGAGGAATGCCGGAAACATCCACCCCGGCAGCCAGGCTCAAGCAGATTGATGCCCACGAAGAGGCCCACGTTGTCGCATCCCGTTTAGGTGCCAGCAAGATGGGATTTTTCACCAGCCCTGATGGTGACACCTATACAGGCGAGGACGTCGATGGCGAAGAGGACGACCACGACATCATCACCGAGGCCGAGCCCGGCACCTTTGAGCAGCTACCGGATGGCGTCAACTTTACCCCCTGGGACCCGCAATTCCCGGTTTCCACCTTTGCAGACTTTGAAAAAGCCGTTTTACGCGGTATCGCGTCGGGGTTGGGCGTTTCTTATCACAGCTTGGCCAACGACCTGGAAGGCGTCAACTATTCATCAATTCGCCAAGGCGAATTGACAGACCGCAACACCTGGCAGGATTTACAAGCGTGGCTGATCGAACATTTATGCCAGCCTATTTATAAATCCTGGCTTTCTTATGCTTTGCTCACCGATGCTATAAACCTTCCTTTTGGCAAAATTGATAAATTCAACGCGGCCATATGGCGGCCACGAGGCTGGTCATGGGTCGACCCGCTTAAGGAAAGCAAAGCAGCGAAAAACGACGTCGAGTGCGGTTTTAAGTCAATTTACGACGTATGCGCGGAACGGGGAATGGACTTTGACGAGGTTATGGAGCAGAACAAACGAGCCCGCGAAAAAGCCGAGGCTGAAGGCTTTGTATTGCCGTTTTGGCCCAAAGAAAAAATGGAGACAGCAAAGCAATGAATCAACTGACACGCGACAAGATCAAGGAAATTACCAACCAGAAACACAGCCGGGCCTTTACTATGAAACTGGACCGGGCGGCAATCAACGAAGATGAACGCACCGTCGAGGCGGCTTTTTCTTCCGAGGATGAATACCGCCGGTGGTTTGGTATCGAGATATTAGGCCACGAAAAAGGCGAATACGACCTTGAATTTCTGGCGGGCGGAACTGCCCCGCTACTGGACCAGCACAACCACAGCAAAACCATAGGCGTTATAGAAAAAGCCTGGATTGATAAGGACCGCAAGGGGCGGGCCGTCGTGCGTTTCGGCAAAAGCGCAACAGCCCAGGAATATTTTGACGACGTCGTCGACGGGATACGCCAGAATATTTCCGTCGGGTATCAAATAACGGATATGAAACTTATAGAGTCAAACGAGGAAACCGGCGACAAGTACCGCATTAGCTGGGCACCCTTTGAAATCTCTTTTGTTTCCGTCCCGGCAGATAAGACCGTTGGCGTTGGCAAAAGCGACAACGGCCACCAATTACCACAACAACAGGGTACAAATACTATGACACCAGAAGAGAAAGCGGCAAAAGAAGCAGAGGCCAAGGCAGCAAAAGAGGCGGAGGCTAAGGCTGCACGTGTTGAAATGCAGCAGCAGTTTGAAACCGAAAAAAAAGACATCATGGCCATAGGCAAAAAACACGGCTTTGATAATGAAGCCCTTAACGCCATAGGCGATGGCAAAAGCCCCGCCCAATTCCGCGACTATGTCCTGGAAGAGCTGGCCAAAAAGGGCATGAAACCGGCGGAAACCAAGGACGTGGAAATCGGCCTGAGCGAGAAAGAGGCGGAAAGCTATTCTTTCCTGCGGGTCATTAACGCCCTGGCCAACCCGGCCAACAAAAAGGCCCAGGACGCCGCCGGTTTTGAGTTTGAGGCCAGCCGGGCGGTGGCCGATAAAATCGGCTCGACCCCCAACGGCGTGTTTGTGCCCCTGGATGTGCAAAAAAGAGAACTCACCGTCGGTACCGCCACGGCTGGCGGCCACCTGGTGGCAACGGAACTTTTAACCTCATCCTTTATTGATCTTTTACAAAACCGTATGCTGACCAAGCGTATGGGGGCACGGGTCCTGTCCGGGCTGGTAGGCGATGTTGCAATACCCAGGCAGACAGGCGGGGCAACCACCTATTGGGTGGGCGAGTCCACCGACGGCACCCCGTCCGACCAGTCATTTGACCAGGTCGCCCTAACCCCCAAAACCCAGGCGGCAATCACCAAAATTTCCCGCAAGCTCCTGCTGCAATCCTCACTTGATGTCGAGGCATTCGTTCGGGCCGATCTGGCCCTTGCCCAGGCCTTGGGCGGCGACCTGGCGGCCATTGCCGGGGCTGGCGGCAACGATCCGCTCGGTATAATCAATACCAGCGGTGTGGGCTCGGTCATCGGCGGCACCGACGGCGCGGCTCCGACATGGGACCATATTGTGCAGTTATGGACCGAGGTTGCCCAGGACAATGCCGATTATGGCAGCCTTGGCTATATGACCAACTCCAAGGTGCTTGGCAAGCTGATGCAGACCGAAAAAGCATCAGGCACCGGGCGTTTTATCGTTGAGCAATTCCCGGACAATGACGGATTTACCGGCCTGGCCGGGTCCAGGGCCGGGGTATCCAACCAGGTGCCTGGCGATCTGGATAAGGGCTCAAGTACCGGCGTATGTTCGGCGCTGATATACGGCAATTGGGCCGATTTGATTATTGCCATGTGGGGCAGCCTGGACATCGTTGTCGACGGCATAAGCTCCAATGACGGCGGGGTAACTGTTAAGACCTACCAGGATATGGACGTCGCCCCCCGCAACGCTGGCAGCTTTTCGGTAATGCTTGACGCCCTGACCAGCTAATACCAGGTAACAACCAGGCAGCCGGACCAGTAAAAGCCGGGGCCAGCTGCCTGGCAACCATTAATATATGACAAGGTATAACAACATGAAACGCGAACCGGAAAACGTAAAAATCAAGCTCACCCGGCCCATGATCTATAATCAAAAGGCCGTTGAAAAAGACACTGTGCTGACTGTCACGCCCAGCGAGGCCAAGCGCTATATCAACATGAAAAAAGCCGTACCGGCTGACCCGCAAAAGAAATAGGCGGCCATGTTTGCAACTGATATCGACGAAATTTTCAGCCCCGACGTGGCCCAGGAAATCACCCTGGACGGCGGCCTGGTGCGTATCCTGCCCGGCAATATTACCAGTGGGCCGTCTGAGTACCACGGCGAAATACGCACCAGCTGGGATTTTACCGCCCCGGCGGTAGACCTTACCGGGCAGTACCTGCCGGAGATGGACGTCGTTATCAACGGGCTACAATGGGACGTCGACCAGGTCACCTATGCTGGTGACGTGGTCGACTTTTCCCTTTCAAGAAAACTCACTTAAAAAACATGATACAGCTTGACCAGGCAGAAACAGCAATAAACACGGTACTGGCTGACCAGCTTTTCGACGTGCCCCAGGGCATCCCCAGGCAGTTGGTGTTTTATAAAGGCGAAATGCCAGCCAAACGCAAGGGCAGCGAGGACGACGACGTCAGCTATTGTCACCTGCAGCCTGGCGCTTTTCGCTTTACCCGCCAGGGCATGGTCCAGCAGGTCAGGGCCGGCTTTGTATTGTATTCCGGCGGGACCCCTGCCCAGGGCCTGGAAATGGTGGCCGATACTGCGAAAAAATTAAGCAAACTAGCCGGGCAGACATACAGCCCCTGCAGTCTGGTGGGGGAGATCACCGGCAACTTTGAAAATATTGAACACCCAAATTATTGGCTGGAAATTGATTTGCAGCTAACCACCATTAACGAGGCGCAACTATGAAAGCATACAGATTTACAGGAACCTTTTTTATAGCCCCGGTTTTAGCAGATGGCAGCCTGTCCGGCAGCTGGCGGCGCGGCGGCAATATGTACCCGCTTAATGTCAAGGTTGAAACGGAGAAGAAAAGCCAGAAATCAATGGAACATGACCGGGCAGGGCAGACCCTGGCCGTTGCAACCCAGATTTCTGATATTATCGCCAATGCAACATTGCGCCAGCTAGACAGCCGCGCCTTTTCGTGGGCCGTTTCCGGCGAGGCCACGGAAATGAGCGGCAGCGGCGGCACCATTACAGCGGCGGATCATACCGCACTGGCAGTCGGCGATTATCTCGACCTGCCACATGAAAACCTTACAAGCGTGGTTGTGGAAAATTCCGCCCAGGATACCACATACATCAAAGACGTTGATTATTTACTAGATGAAAAACTTGGCTTGCTTGCCATTCCGGCGGGCGGTGACATTTCCGAAAGCGACGCCATAAAAATAAGCTATGACCATGCAGCCCCCAGCGGCTACAGGGTGAGCATAGGCACCAAGCCATTAATTCGGGTTGCCCTAAAAGGACACCTCAAAGAGACATACAGCGGCGACGAAATGTCCGTTTTGCTGCGCTCGGTGGTCTTGACCGCCCCGGACGGTATCAACCTTATATCTGAACTAGATGCAGAATATGAAGAGGTGCCCGTCGAAATGTCCCTGGAAACCCCAACCGGCTACACCAACCCCGGAACAATTGACGGGGTGCCGCTGTAATCCGGCCATACTTAATACAAACCGCCGGGCCTGTCCCGGCTTTTTATAGGATAGAAAGCAATGGCAAAATCTGAAGTAGTCGACCTGGGGCGCACCCAGGTAACCGTGAGAGAATTGACCCTGGAAGAAATCAAGGAGCTTTTCGATGCCACTGAAAAAAGCGCGACCGATGGTATTGTCAATATGCTGGAGAAGGCGACTACCATCAAGCGGGCCGACCTTATGAAAATGGCCCCTTCTGACATGGAACCTATGCTCGACAAACTGGTAGAGGTTAACAGCTCTTTTTTAGGTCTATGTCGCCGGGCGAACAACCACGAACTGGCGGAAAGTCTGGAAACGCTTCTCAGCCAGGTTTCATTGATTGCGTTTTTTCAGTCATCGCCCACGGCCACGGGCAAAGAGCCTGGAAATACAGTTACAGCGACTTCCTAATAGCATTGAGGAATCTGCCCCATGGTTGAAAACGAAAAGATAGAATATGCCCTGGCCTTGAACCTGTCCCGATTCCGCAAAAATGCGCGGCTGGCGGTGGGAAAAGTTGAGGACATGGACAAGAAAATCCGTAAATCGGTGAAAAACTCCGCCGGAGGATTTAACCAGCTGAAAACCGGCGTTTTAGCGGTGGGCACGGCAGCCACCGCGGTGGCAGCTGGCGGGCTGTTATTGATGAAAAAGGGGCTGGAGGATACCATCGGGCTGGCCAATGTCCAGGAAGATGCCGAAGTAAAACTTGCGGGGGTTATCCGCGCCACCGGCGGCGCGGCTGGCTTTACCACCGGCGAACTCAAGACTATGGCCGCCGGATTGCAGGAGGTGACCACGGCGGGCGATGAAACCGTAATCCAAGCGCAATCTGTGCTTGCCACCTTTAAGCAGATCAAAGGCGACCAGTTTCGCGACGCAACTCAGGCGGCACTTGATATGCAAACGGTTGTGGGCGGCGATTTGCAGGGCTCGGTCACCAGGCTTGGCAAGGCGTTAAATGATCCAGTTAGGGGAGTTTCAGCGTTGAACCGGGTTGGTGTTACTTTCAACGAAACGCAAAAGGCCACTATCAAGCGGTTGCAGCAATCCGGCGATATTATGGGAGCGCAAAAGGTTATCCTTAATGAGCTTGAATCAGAATTTGGCGGCACGGCGGCGGCGATCCGGGGCACATTTAAAGGCTCGGTTGATTCGGCGGCAAATGCCTGGGGCGATTTATATGAGCAGACCGGCTATGCCATCACCAAAAACAAGTTTTTTATCGAGTCAGCCAAACTGGTTGAACAGAAAATAATTGATCTTACTGGCAAGATACAGGGCAATGAGCAGGCCATGCGCGATTTAGCCAAAAAAGGCGGCCTGGCAGTTATTGACGGTATAGGGGCGGCAATCGAGGTCGTCCGCTTTTTCTATAACGGCTGGCAGGGCGTCAAACTAGCCGCCCACGGGGCGGTGTGGGGCATTGTAAAGGGCGCGGAACTTATCATTAAGGGGTTGCGTAAGGTCCTTTTCCCTTTAGATTTGTTGCTTACCGGCCTGGAAAAAATTGGGATTATTGATTCTAACCCGCTCAAGGACTTGGAAAAAACGGCAGAGGGTTTCGCCGACCATCTTGGCGATGAGTTTTGGAAAAAATTTGATAAGGTGGAGGAAACAAACCGCAAGTTTGACGCGGCCAAGAAGAAGGTTGCCGATTTTCGGGCGGAAATCGGCAAAATATCCACAGAAAAGGTCGACGTTGCTCAGGACATTCAGGACCAAGTGGACGCGGCCACCAAAAAAAATACAGGCGTCAAAAGCTACACCGGCAACGACGAGGCGGCGTTTAAAATGGTGGACGGCGTCTATCAACAAGTGAACCGGGGCCCGGTGAAAAACACCATAGATAAATTCAAATCGCCGGTGGGCGGCAGCCGGGAGAGCTACGAAAAAAGCAAACAGGCCGACAAAGTGCTCCGGCTCGATCTGCCCAACGGGGCCAGCTTGACAGGCGATTCAGACCAGACCGAAAATGTAATTGAAGGACTCCAGCAAGCGGGGTTGACGGCGCAATGATACTTTTAACAGACGGCACCACCACTATAAATTTACCGCCTGATATGTACTGGCCGGATCAAAGCTGGACCGGCGTTGAAGCGGGCAGCGACGATTACAGCTTGAACGGGTCCCTGCATATCGACCCCTTTGTCAAACAGGCCGGGCGGCCCATTACTCTGCAAGGCGGCGAGAACTTCGGCTGGGTAACATGGCAGACTGTCCTTGACCTGGTGGACTGGGCTAAAGACCCGGGCAAGGAAATGACAATTACTATCGACAGCACAAGCTACACCGTCCGCTTTGACTACAGCAAGGGCGACCCGGTAAAGGCTACCCCCATTTTCATGCTCAACCCGCCACGGCCAGACGATCTTTATTACATAACTTTGCGACTTATTGAGGTGTAACAGATGGCAATTCCCGAAACGTCCATAAAAATTATGGAAAGCCAAAACATGAGCGACAACGACGACGGCGGCGGGCGAAAGACGGGGCGCGAGATCGTCGACGGCAATATCAATAATATGTTTAACGACATTTCCCGGCTTGACCGCACTTATGGCCGGGTAAGTCTGCGCGAAGCGTTTTTGTCCGTACAGACCGATACCACGGACATGTATGCCGGGGCACATATTATCATTTCCAACCCTACAAAAGACCCGCTAGTCTCGGTCTGCATGTTCAAGACAACCAACGACTACGACTTTCGTACCGCAGCACAGGACCGCATAGAAAGTTATGTCACCAGGGGGCCAAGGTATAACGGATGGTTTTGGGGAACCCAACTGGCAGGCCAGCGACAAATTTTACTTTTCCAGGCTGTTGGTACAGCAACGCCCGGCGTCGGCGACGTCCTTTTCTTGATCGAAAACGAGGACACCGCAGACGAGCAAAGCCAGTATGTCCGCATTACTAAGGTTGAGTCGACCACCCAAGATTTTACCGTAGGCAATACCACATTTACTCGTCAGATTGTCACCTTGGATATCGGCGACCCGCTGCGTGAAACCTATGGCGGCAATGAGATTTCCAACGACGACAGCCTGGAAACAAATATAAATAGCACCGTGGTTGCCGATGCCGCCGAATATTACGGCGTTATGTCATTGAGACAGCCGGTTTCTGTCAATGATGTTGCTATCAATGTCGACAGTATTTTTACCCACCTGGTGCCAAGTGCCCAGGCGGAAAGTCCGGTTGTTGACGTTTCCCTGGGCGAGGCCGGCCCGGTGAAGGAAAGCGGACAGGCGTATACCGACTATGTGCCCAGCTTTACCTTTGGCCATAACGCAACCTATTATTTCGGGCGCGGCATAAAACCCGGTAGCCTTATTATAACCGCTGGTAACGGTGACACCTACACCGACAATAAGACCGGCGTTATGTACAACGGTGCCAACCAACGGGGCACTGTGAACTATTCCACCGGCCTTGTGATATTTAAAGACATAGACGATTACACCGGCAGCCTTACCGCCCAAGCGATAATTGGCGCGGAGATATCCAGAGTTAACGATACCAAGAAGATTGAAGTTGATATAAACAACCAGGGCTACACCTTTACCACTATTCTGGACCCGCTCCCCACCCCAAAAACACTCATTGTCGACTATATGAGCCAGGGCAAATGGTATCGGTTGCGCGATAACGGCAAAGGCGAAATATTGCCAGATATCGAAAAGACCGGCAGCGGCACCCTGAACCTGTCATCCGGCAGCGTGGCTCTTACATGCGGTGCCCTGCCCGATGTTGACACCAGCATCATATTTTATTGGGGCAACCCCCTGGAGGTTGAAGATATTTCCGGCACTGTCAGTATTGATGTGCCGCAGATCGTACACACCCTGGCCGAATCGCCGGTAAAGCCAGGCAGCATAACAGTCACATGGCAAACTGGGGCGGGCACCGCTACCGCCACCGACGACGGCAGCGGCAACCTTTCCGGTGATGTCGTCGGGGGCACCGTCAATTATGCCGATGGCACGGTGATTTTCACCCCTACCGCCATCCCGGCAGCCGGGGCGGATTATACCTTTGATTATGACAAATACCCTTTTTCATCTGAAAGTACCGCCCCCACCGACCATGGCGCCGGTATTTACCAAGTTGAATTGACTGCCGGGCCCATTGAACCCGGCAGCGTTGCCTTTCAAATGAATATTAATTTTGGCATACACAGCCAGATATACAAGTTTACCGACCATGGCAACGGCACCATGAGTGCCCCAGGTTTCACCCTGGATACATCCATCACTCACCCGGAATATGAGGGCGGCGTTGAGGTTGGCGGACTGTCCGCCTCCGTGGATTATGTAACCAGCATTATACAAATTGACATTGGCAGTTTAAGCGGGATAGATAAATGGAGCCGCCCTGTCTATGGATATGATTTGGGATATGATTTTTAAGGGGAATTTATGTCGACAACGACCGTAGTAGTCAGACCATCTATTACCAAATATGCCGAGGAAAGCCAGGCGTTAAACTGGACCGACGCCAGCGGCGGCACCGCCTTTTGCAATTATTCCCTGGACACCCCGGCCCAGCAAACCGCCCAGGAGGTGGTCGCGGCCCAGCCTTTTGAAATTGATCTAACGCCCAACCTGGACACAAAAACCATAGTGCCTGGCAGCGTTTCTTTTTCATGGGGCGGCAATCGCTACGTTGACCGGCTAGGAAAGCTCTACAAAAACCCAAAACCGGCAACCGGCGTCGGCGTCGAGGCGGGCAGCATTGACTATACCACCGGCAAAGTGCAGCTGAACAACTACGACAGCGGCGACAACACCATTACCATTCATTCTTTGTTGTCCCGTTCGGGTCGCCAGTTTATTGCATACGGCGTTTTTCGCACACCAGGGGCCCCGCTCAGGCCGGGCAGCCTGACAATACAGGGCGCGGCAGCGGACGGCACCGCTATTACCGTAACCGCCGCCTTTGACGGCACAATCGACGAGCCGGGCGTCCAGGGCTACATTAACGTTGATACCGGCGTGGCCTGGCTGGCCTTTGGCGATTATGTCACCGCAGCTGGCAACGAATCCGAGCCCTGGTACAGCGAAGACACCCTTGACGGCGCCGGCAATGTCTGGAAACCAAACCCGGTTTTTGCCGACACCTTCACCTATACTTGTGTCGTTTATAGTTATATTCCGTTGGATGCCGATTTGATCGGCCTGGACCCCGTGCGGCTGCCGACCGACGGCCGGGTCCCGATTGTCCGTAGCGGCAACGTTGCGGTAATACACAACACTCAAACCTTGCAGCTTGCCCCCGGGCTGGCGGCCGGGCAGGAAATAACCTTTTTCCGGCCTGGTATCAACTCTGTACGGCTCTATGATGCAGAGGGCGTCTATGTGCCAACCACCTATTACAGCTTTGACGAGGATACACAAATTTTAACGATGGCGGATCCGCTGGACCTGTCCGGCTTTACAGAGCCGCTCATTGCAAACCATCGCGTAGAAGATATGGCCCTGGTCAATGATGTGCAGATTAACGGCCAGCTGAACCTAGCAAGGGGCGTTTCCCACGATTACCCGACAGATGGAACCTATGTTTCAAGCGCCATGCTCTATGGCGATCTGCAAGCCCGCGTATACAACCTCTTTGACCAAAAAACATGGTCTAACGATTGGAGCGACGACATGGTCGGCGACGCCGCCACCGGCACTTACAACGACCTTGATTTTCCACCGATTATTACCAACAAGGGGGCGGTTAAAGAACGTTGGGCCCTGGTCTTTGACGACGCGGGCAGCCATGTGCAAGTTATTGGAGAAAAATACGGCGTAGTGCATGACGGCTATATTTCCCAAGATATCGAGCCTATAAACCCGGCAACCGGCCAGGCATTTTGGAAACTGGCTTATGAGGGCTGGGGCGCGGGCTGGTCTAATAACAATGTATTGCGCTTTAATACCGAGGCCGCCGACGGCGGATTTTGGATTGCAAGAACGACACTACAGGGACCGGAAACCGAACCATACGACGAATTTACAATACAACCGAGGGGAGATAGCGAATAATGGCACCACCAACAGTTTACCGATGGGATGATGATAATGCACCGGTTTTGGCTATCAATGATTCTGACACTTCGGCTCTTGTCGAAATTGTTAAAGCATGTCTAGTTGACGGTTACGGCTCAAAGATGCCACCGGGGGCAGGATACAGCTTGGAATTTGAAAACGCAGACGGCACTGCTATTGCTATAAAAAGCCAATCTCCAGATAGCAACGGGTTCTATTATTCAGTAGCTACAGAGCAAGCTCTGTACGAAGACCCTTTAAAAGATGAACACATTAACATAATCAATATGTACGAAAACATGACTGATGCGATCTCAGGCATAAACAGCACGTATCCAGGGCGTTTGTTTGCGTGTTTTGACGAC